TTCCTGGAATACCCATACACGGGGACATAAGGGAGTTGAAAGGAACGGACTTTGGAGCAGTTGACATTATCACGGGAGGCTATCCCTGCCAGCCTTTCTCGGTTGCGGGAAAGCAAAAGGGTGTTGAAGATAAGAGACACCTCTGGCCGGAAATGTTTAGAGTTGTCCAGGAATCAAGGCCCACTTGGGTCATTGGAGAGAACGTTGGTGGACACATTAAACTCGGTCTCGACTCCGTTATCGAGGACTTGGAAAGTGAAGGTTACGCCACAAGGACGTTTAGTATTTCAGCTTCGAGCATCGGCGCCAACCACCAAAGAGAAAGAATCTGGATTGTGGCAAACTCCGACAGTAGTGGGAGTGAGTCAGCGCAGCCAGCAATCATTGGAGAACAAAAGAATAAAGAGATTGGCAACGGGCAGACAGACGATACCGCCAGGATCACTAGCGGAGCAAATTCAACATTCCCCGAACAAGGGGGAGAAACCAAAATGGAATTTATGGCCAACGCCTACGGCGTCAATGATGCCATCGGAAGGGTCGATAGGACGATACAGAAAACTGGTGGATCAGGGAGTATTGACGAAAGAGGAAGCGGAACAAATGCAAATGGGTTCTCTCAATCCAGCAAGAATGAAACCTTGGACTCCGAAATCCTGGCCGACACCCACAGCGAGGGATTGGAAAGACAGTGGAAAAGCCGTAATCAATTCGGATCGGAATTCACTGCCACAGAAAGTGGCGAGGAGAGACAAGGAGAAATGGGTCAAGGGTGGTGGCAGTCTGAACCCAACGTGGGTAGAGTGGCTCATGGGGTACCCAATAGGGTGGACAGACTTAAAGCACTCGGAAACAGCCTCGTCCCGAACATCCCGTACTACATTGGACAATCAATTATCCAAACCTACGATGTGGAGGACACCGACACAGCAGGACAGCCGGATAGGGCCGAATAACAAGGGTGGCTATCAACACAGAAGAAAAAGGGGTTCAACGGCTTTAGCGGACCAAGTTCTGTTCGAGCATAAAAGTAATGAAGATAACGATACCGTATAAGCCGAGGGAACATCAAAAGATCATACATGACAACCTGAAAAGGTGGAACGTTCTGGTGGCACACAGGAGGTTTGGGAAAACCTGCCTTGTTCTCAACGAACTGATCCGAAAATGCATGACCAATACCCTCTCTAGCCCCAAATATGGCTATATAGCCCCTACATATAGGATGGCGAAACAGACCGCTTGGAGCTATTTGATGGAATACACGGGAACCATCCCCAATGTTCATTATCATGAAACGGAATTAAGGGTGGATCTTCCTGGTAAGAGAAGAATCCAATGCTTTGGAGCGGATGCCTACCAGAATCTGCGAGGAATGAGATTTGATGGCATCGTGGTTGATGAAATTGCGATGATGCCCCCTGCGATATGGGAGGTCTTGCGACCTGCCTTATCGGATAGAAAGGGTTGGCTGATAGCGATTGGCACTCCAGCAGGGCATAACGCTTTTTTTGACCTTTTTGAGAACGCAAGAAACTCAAAGGACTGGTATTCCTCTGTATTCAAGGCGAGTGATACGAAAATTATAGACGCAGAGGAACTCGAAGCCTCAAAAGCCCTCATGTCCCCAGAGCAATACGAACAGGAATTTGAATGTTCCTTCGATGCAGGGGTGTTAGGGGGAATATATACCCGTGCGATCTCCGATATAACGGAGAAGGGACAGATAACGAAAATAGAATACGATCCCCAGTACCAAGTGAACACGCATTGGGACCTTGGCATAGGAGATGCGACCGCCATCTGGTTTTCCCAGAATGTCGGCAACCGCATTCATTTGATTGAATACTATGAAAATTCAGGCCAAAGTCTGGAGCATTATGTCAAGTATCTGGCAAGCAAGGATTTCAAGTATGAAAATCATTTTGGCCCTCATGATTTAAAAGTAAGGGAATTGGGATCAGGACAAAGCAGAGTGGAAATAGCCAATAATCTGGGCTTGTATTTCACCATTGTTCCCAAGCTCTTGATTGAGGACGGAATTAATGCAGCACGCATGATTCTGCCTCGTTGCTGGTTTGACAAGGAAAAATGCAAACTGGGATTGGAAGCCCTGCGACAATATTCATGGGAGCGAAACGACAGGACGGGACACATACAAAATAAACCCAAACACACCTGGGCCTCGCATGGCTCGGATGCGTTTCGGTATCTAGCCGTTGGATTGAATCAATCAACCAACTTCGCTAGCAACATAAAATATCCAAAAATGGGAATAGTTTGATACCTTTTCCAAATAAGAAATATAACATTATTTATGCTGATCCGCCTTGGACTTACAAAGATAAAGCTCTAGCAGGAAATAGAGGTGCTATTTGTAAATATCCAACACAATCACAAGATTGGTTAAATAATTTACCTGTAAAAAATATAGCAGATAAAAATTGTATTTTATTTTTGTGGGTTACAATGCCTAAACTAAATGAGTGTTTTGATCTAATTAAAGAATGGAATTTTGAATATAAAACTTGTGCTTTTAATTGGGTTAAAAAAAATAAAAAATCATCTAGTTGGTTTTGGGGTATGGGTAGATGGACAAGAGCAAATGCAGAAATATGTTTACTTGCAACAAAAGGTAAACCAAAAAGAATTAATGCTTCTGTTCATTCTGTAATAGATACACCTATTGAAAAACACAGCAAAAAACCAGATTGTGTAAGAGATCGCATAGTAGAACTATGTGGTAATCTTCCACGCATTGAACTTTTTGCAAGACAAAAAGTAGATGGATGGGATTATTGGGGAAATGAATTATGACAGCAGGACGACCAGAAATACATACAAAGGAACTAGAGGAACAAATATGCGACAGGCTCGCTTCAGGTGAAGCTATTCGCACCATTACTGCCGAGAAAGGTATGCCTTGCTGGAAAACAGTCAGGGACTGGTTCAAGACAAAGGAAGGCTTTCAGGCACGCTACAGCCAAGCGAAGATGGAAGGCATAGAATACATTTTATCCGATAACAGGAAAAAAGCTCTTGACACCTATGAACGGTCAAAAGAGGGAAAAGGAAAAGTGGGGTTGGAAGAAACCCATGCTTTAAAATTACTGATGCACGATGCACATTGGTCGGCTAGCAAGCTGGTGCCAAAAGTGTATGGTGATAAAAACCAACAGGAAATTGTGGGAGCTGATGGTCAGCCCCTTATAATTAGATGGGAGAAATAATGGGAACTTCAAACGGAAAAAAATACCATGGCGAATTAAGATTCGGAAAAGGCTCTGTACGAAGCGAATACAGGGTTGCTGGGTATGACGCTGAAATCAACAGGCTCGATGCGGCAGCACAGCCAAATGACAAAGGCAAATCTACAGCCGTTCCAAGCGAACCAAAGGTTTGGGCGACAACGAAAAATCTTACCCGTGGAAAACTATTTGATCCAGACAGGATACACCCTAAAAACTGGGGAAAAGCTTAATAAATCATGGCAAAAATGCGAGATTCAGAGATACTCGCTTTGCTCGGTCAACAGCTTGATCAATCTCTAGGGTATTTATCAGGAAAGATTCCGCAGGAACGCAGAGCTGCCTTTAAATATTACCTGGGAGAACCTTATGGTAATGAAGTTGAAGGCCGATCACAGGTAGTATCACAAGATGTATTGGAGGTAATTGAGAGCATATTGCCGTCACTCCTACGCATTTTTACCGCAGGAGAACAGATCGTAAGATTTGAACCCAAGGGACCGGAGGATCAGCAGGTTGCAGACCAATGCACCGATTATGTGAACTATGTCTTTATGAAAGACAATCCAGGTTTTCTCATTCTCTATAATTTATTCAAGGATGCCCTCTTACAGAAAAATGGTTTCGTCAAACATTTCTGGCTGGAGGAAGAAAAAAAGGTTGAAGAAGAATACAAGGAACTCACGGAAGTAGAATATCAAACTTTATTAATTGATGATGAAGTGAGCATAGACGAACATGACGAGCAGGAAGTAGAAACAGAGATAGGCGTAGAATATATTCACGATGTGAAGATTACACGAACAAAGAAGATTGGTCGAGTAAAAGTTGACAGCGTTGCACCAGAGGATGTTTATGTTGCACGAAATGCGATCAACATTCAGGATGCCCAGTTCTTTGCCCACCGATTATTTAGAACTCGCACACAACTTTTGGACATGGGATATTCCAAAAAAATAGTTGACAAACTTCCCACTTACACAAACAGTTTTTACAATCAGGAACACACAACAAGGGAGCTGTACGAAACAGCCGATCCCGCAATAGAATTTCAATCCATTGACAAGTCAACGGATTACATCGAACTGATGGAATGTTACGCTCGGTTAGATTACAACGGAAACGGAAAAGCACAGCTTCGTAAAATTACGATGGCTGGCAATAGAAATCACATACTGGATAACGAACCCATAGATGACATTCCATTTTCCATGGTAACACCAATTCCTATGCCTCATTTATTCTTTGGAATGAGTGTGGCGGATTTGGTCATGGATTTACAACTTATCAAATCAACTGTCCTACGACAAACAATGGACAACATGTACTTGCAGAACAATGCAAGGAATATCGTCATTGACGGACAGGTGAATTTGGATGACTTAATCACATCACGGCCGGGAGGCATTGTTCGAGTGAAAGGACCTGGAGCGGTAACACCTTTGGCAACTCCAAGTTTCTTGAACGAAGGTCTTTCCATGTTGGAAAAAATTGACCAACTGAAAGAGGCACGAACAGGAATCTCCCGATCCCAAATGGGAGCCGATCCGAATGTGATACAAAAATCACACACTACTGCCACAGGCGTAAATGCCATGGTGAACGCAGCGACACAACGAATTGAATTGATAGCTCGTATCTTTGCAGAAACGGGCGTGAAGGACATGTTTCGCAACATCATGCACTTGGTAACAAAATACCAGGATGAGGAACGAACAATCAGGCTTCGCAATCAGTTCTACAAAATGAATCCAAAAGACTGGCAGAACTATGACATGGATGTATCCATTCAAGTTGGTCTTGGAACGGGTAATACCGATCAGCGTGTTGCATTACTTGGACAAATTTTAAACATACAACAAATGTTAATTAAAGAAGGCGGATATGGTCGCTTGGTGGATGAACAAAAAATCTATAATACTTTAGAGAAGTTGGTTATCAACGCTGGCTTCAAGTCAGCCGAACCATTCTTTCTCGATCCCGAAACAGCACCGCCTCCACCTCCACCGAAGCCTAATCCAATCGTGGAAGCAGCGATGGCGGAGATCCAGGCAGAGAAGGAAAAAACTATTGCGACTCTCCAGCAGAAGCGAGAGGAAATGATGGTTGACATGCAAATGAAGATTTTAGAACTGGAAACAAAACTGAAAATAGAGGCGGAGAAAATAGATTCAACCGAATTGCGTAAAGCTGCTGAAATTGAAACAGCCTTGATTAAAACCAATGGTGGACGATAATGGCACAGAACGCCTATTTACAAGGATTGCTCGGAGTTGATCCCTCGCAGACAGGAATGGGAAGATACATGTACGGCTACAGCTTGCCGAACTACAACCTTCTTTTGTCCAAGGGATTAAACGAACAGCAGATTGAAGGCTATGATCCTCTCTGGAGCACCTTCAAGCAGTTTCCCTACAAGGCTGAAGAAGATACACAATTAAACTATCCCCAATACGGGGTGGTACCGCAAGCTCCCGATGTTGATACGGTTCAACCGGATACACCAGAGGAACAGGTAACCATAGATTATTCCCAGCAAGAGGATGTAGGTCCTTCTTCCCAGGAAGAACAGCGAATGAAGATACAGGCTGATTTTCCTTTAGGCCAGGAATACGCATCCACCATGAGCCAGTTTTCAGAACCCATGATGATGAAGTGGGCGAAGGACAAGGGCTACATAGATGCCGAGGGTTTTCTTCAGGGACCGATGCAGACTTCAATGCCCAAGTTTAGTTTATGGGGAAATGCCATGACGGGACCGGCACAAGCGATGAATAACAGAGCCTATAACAACTGGCTTAACCAGGCAAGAGAAATGGGAATGTTTTCTGAAATGGCCGGTAAACCATTTGGAAGAATTAGATTATCTTCCAAGTTTAATTTGCAGGATGATATTTCCAATCGCATGAACGCCCGAATTGACGGAGTGGTGAATAAAGATGAATTTGGCAACAGGATTTATCAAGGAACTTTTGCACCAAACATTTCCAATCAGGATGAAATAGTGTACTACACTTCAACAGGAGGACGCTATACCGAGGATGGATTCGTGACGGGCAACAACCAACGGGCAAGATACGGTTCGATAACGGACATTGTTGACACCTTGGCAGCAGCTCAAAAATTGGCAGAAAAAGGCGATTTTTCAGGCTATGACAGTATTCCGGACAAGTTCCTGACAGACAAATATAAAAACAAAATGGACAACGCCAAGACGATTAACCAGGGACAGAAGAATGTCATTGTTGCTTCCATCAATAAATTCAAAGAGGGAGGCAAAGTTGGAAAGTCAACACCTACTGTCGGACCAAAAAAACAGGGCGGAAAAATACCAAAGTTTAAAGACAGGGAGGAGAAAACAACAACAGCTCAAAAAGTGGAAAGCAAAAAAAGTAAGAAACAAACAGTTCAAAAAGAAACAGCCAAATATAAAGATACAGCTAAAACAGGAGCTAAAGCTGGATATAGTTACGGTTTATAATGGGTTTAGACAAAGAAAAGTCAAAAGGAATACAAGCTAAAAAATTTTTAGAGGATGAGGTTTTCACCAATGCGGTGAAAAGAATCCGTCAGGCGATTGACCTTGAATGGAAAAATTCGCCCATGCGTGATTCGGAAGCACGGGAGTGGCTTTATACACTCTCAAAGGCTTTAGATATGATTGTCAA